GCCTCGTCCACCTCCCGGCGCAGCCCCGACGACGCGAAGCGCCAGTTGGGGCCGTCGATCATGTCCTCCAGGTCGCCGAGCGCCGCCGCATCCACGAACGTCGACCCGGCGGTGAGCTCGGTGCCCATGAGGGCGAGCTGGTTGCGGACATACGCCGTCGTCAACGCATCCTGCTGCGCCTGCTGCGCCGCCAGCAGCCGGTTCCAGGCGTCCATCCACTCCGTCAAGTCCGCGTCCGACACGGGACGCAGACGAAGGAACAGGTCACGCGCAGCCGACTCGGACGCCGCCGACAAGCCGAACTGGGCGGCGTGGTACGCGACCGCCAACGCCAGCAGCGCCGCCGGGTCCGCGTCGAGACGCACCCGCTCGCCGCTCGAGGTCGTCCACGTCTCTGCCGCGTCAGGGAACGACACGCTCATGCGTCAACCTCCCGGTAGGTGACGGGCCCGCACGCGACACACCGCCCCTCACGCTTGCCGGGCACCCGCAACGTCGGCGGGTGGGAGTGCCGCTTCGTCACCCAGTCGATCGTCGACCCGCACTTCCGGCAGATACCCCAGGTGCACGTCGGATGGGCGGCAGCGCAGTGACGCGCGAGCACCCCATCCCCGCACGCGGGGCACTTGATGCCGGCCGGGGACATGTCAGGCGTCCGTCTTCCGCAGCTCGCGCTCGAGCAGGCCCATGTAGTAGTCCCGCTCCTCACGCAGCGTCAGGTTCTCCTGATGCACCCGCTCGTTCTCGGAGCGCAGCGGGCCGGACGGGCGCATCTTCCACGCCTCCACCGCACCCTTGATGATGCCGTTGACGATGCCGACCGCGACCGCGCCGAACAGGCCCACCACCATCCAGCCGAGAACCGTGATCGGGCTCACTCGTCCGGCCCCGAATCGGGCATCTGCGCCAGCGCAGCCGTACCCTGACCGCCCTGCACCGTGGACGCGCCCGGCGTCGCCTGCAAACCAGGCGCCTGCGACGCACCCGACAGCATCATGCGGTTCAGCGAATCCTCGGCACGCATCCGGCGGAACCGCTCGATCTGCTGCGGCGACGCACCCCACTCCTCCCACACCGCCTCGGCCGGCAGGCCGATCGTGTAGAGCTTCGTGAGCGCATCCACATGCTGCGACTCCGACACGTTCTCCGGGTCACGCCAGATCGTCTCCATGCTGGAGGCGTCCCGACCGTCACCGGTGGCGCGCAGCGCCATCGACATCAGCCGCTCCCACGACTCCCCGAACGCCACCTGCCGCTGCAACGCCTTCTTCACCAGGCCCGACTCGGTGGCCTTCAGCGCCTCCGCCGACAGGTTCGTCAGGTTGCCGAGCAGCATGAACGGCGGCGTCCGCGTGATCGCTGCGAGCTGCTGCACCGCCTGCTCGATCGCGTCCCGGTACACCTTCAGGTCGGTGGCCTCCATCGTCCCGAACTTCGCGTCCGGGTTCTCCGAAGTCCACAACCGGTCCATCGCCACGTTGAACGGCATCAGCGGGTCGCCGTTGTCGTCGGTGGGGATGTCGATGCCGGTCGCCCACTTGATGCGGAACGCCGTGAACTCGCCCGCCAGCATGAGCTGACTGGTCAGCGTGTTGATGCGGTCCACGATCGGCACCACGTCCGCGAACTCGCCCAGCCCGAAACCATCCAGGTCGGGCCGGTTCAGGAACGGCACATACGGGCACTCACCCGCACCCGTCTCCACGATCGTCCAGTTCGCCGGCGTCGCCCAACGGTTGCGTGACCGCTTCAGCTCGTCGCTGCCCACCGAAGCCAGATCCTTCAGCTCCGCCTCGAGCCGCCACCACTGGTCGTCGGCGAAAAACCAGCAGTACCACTTCTTGTCGAAGCGGTTAGGCCACACCTTCACCGCGCGACGCACCAGCAGCGGGTCACCCGGCTCCGCCTCGTGATACACCTCGAAGCTGGACTCGCCCTTCACCTGCACGCCACCGTCACGCGGCGTCACCGACCCGTACGAGTAGCCGGTGACGAGCGCCTGGCAGGTCACCATCGGCGCGAACACGTCCAGGTTGTTCCGCTGCCAGATGTCCCACACCTCGGAATCGGCCTCGGTGTCGTCGAGGCGGAACCCGGTGACGGTGAGCCGGTCGTTGAGGGAGTCGACGACGAGCTGCGGGAAGTTCGTGATCGACTCCCGCAGCAGCTCCTTGTAGTCGGTACGCACCTTCTTGTGCGCCCACGGCATCGGGTGATCGCCGCGGTAGTAGTTGTCCAGCAGGCGCGAATCGTCGTTGCGCTGCATCAGATCCTTGTGGAGCCGAGAGACTTCGGCAATCACCTCGTCGTTGTCCATCACCAACCCTTCGTGATCCCGCGGCGACGTGGGAGACGTAGCCGAGCGTCGTTCGCCATGCAGGCCGCAACAGCGAGGTCGATCTTGTGCGCGGAGTTCTTGGACTGCTTCTTCACGGTAATGCCTCGCGGCGTCTCGTGAACAACAGCGTTGGAGACGTGTCGATTCAGGCGCGGGTCATCGGAATGCGTGATCTGCCCATCCTTGATGCCGGAGTAGAGCTCCTGCACCGCCGGCACCATGCGTGCATTGCTCATCGTGAAGTCGAGCACCTTCCTCACGCCGTACTTGGTCTGCCAGGTGTGGAACTCCTGCAACCAGTACGCCGTATCGCACTGGAAGGCCCGCACGTCGTACAGGTCGAAGGCGTCTTCGATCGCCGCCTCCACCTCACCGCGCGGAACCTGCCAGTCGTCCTCGCCCGTGTCCTCCCACACTCCGAGGACGAACAGGTGACCGTCATCCACCGTCATGCCGACGAGCGCCGTCGCATCCGAGGTGACAGAGCCGTCGAACGCCATCACGATCTGCTCGCGCTGCTTCACGACCCGATCCGGCCGGGCCGCTGCGCCCCATGCCTTCATGTCCATCCACGCCGAGCCACCCAGCCGGATGTGCATGTTGAGCCTGTACCGCGCGAAGACCGGCTCCGGCGTCGACTTCGACGTGGACCGCATCTCCTCGATGTCGGCGAGCCCGAGCGCGAGGTTCGGGTTGGCGATGTGCCAGTTCGCCTCGTCGTAGATGTCGCACCCGTCCGGCGCCTGCCACCAGGCCATCCCGAACGACGAGTCATCCACCTCACCGGACGCGATCGACTTCCCGTAGTCGAACAGGCGCGTCTCGAGCGCGTCGTCCCGGTAGTCGCCGGCCGTGGTGATGCCGAGCAGCAGCGACTCGGGACGCGCACCCGAACCCTGGAGCAAGGCTTCCCACAGCTCGCTCGTCTGAGGCGTCAGTTGGGAGGTCGGGTAGACGTGCACCTCGTCCGCCACCGTGATGAACGGGTTGAGGCCCTGCGCGAGTTTCCCGTCATGGGAGAGCACCCGGTACACGCTGCCCGTGTCGGGGCGCTCGATCGCATCCCGGTACACCTTCAGCGACTTCGACAGCGATGGGTGGCTGAGCACCTGGAAGCGCGCCTCGCCGAGCACCAGCTTCGCCTGCTGACGGTCGCCCGCGATCGAATACAGCTCCCGACCCAGGGACGCTTCCTTCGACTCGCCGGTCAAGTAGTAGAGACAGATCGCCGCGCCCATCAACGACTTCGCCGTCTTACGCGGCATTCCGAGAAGGAACTGGCGGTGCATCAGCTTCCCGTTGCGCCGCTGAAGCGCGTGAGACAGCGCCCACTTCTGCCAGTCCGCGAAGTTGAGCGGCTGCCCCGCCTTCATGCCCTTGCTCGCCACCATGAACCACGACGCGAACCGAGCCACCTGCGGCCCATCTGTCGCATCGCCCAGGATCGGCGTGTACCACGCCGGCGCCCACGACTCGTCGGGTGGCGCGACAGCGGGCTCGACGACGGCGGTCACATCACCGCCAGCAGCAGCATCACCACCAGGAACGGCAGCGCGACCAGCGCGAACAGGCCCAGCCCGTACAGGGCGAGCATCATCATCGCCACCGGCATCCCGCACCGGTTCTCGTCGCTCACGACACCCAGCCTTCCCGCACCGCGGTGGCGACCAGTCCACACCCGGACAGGCCGGTGGTCGCCTTGATGGCGCGCTGGTGCTGCTTCACCGTGTGGGGGGACAAGTGCATCTTCGCGGCGATCTGAAGCGAGCTCAGACCGGACGCCATGTGCGCCACCACCAACGCCTGCTGCGGGGTGAGGGGGGAGTCGTCGTTGGCCGTGGACTTCGCCATGTTCTCCAACGCCACCTTGCGCCGGTCGGGCGCCGGCACCGTCGACAGTGCGCGCAGCGCGTCGCGAACCAGCTCATCCTGGGACGGCACCGAACCGGGCGGGCAGTGGGGGGCGAGAAGCGCCTGACGGAGCCGGGCCTTCGCCGCCTCGATGCGCAACCTCATGTCAACCGCGTACCCGAGCGCGGTCGTCATGCGCCCTGCTCCTCGCGGAACTTCTCGAGGTCGTCCTGAATCTTCACCTCCGCATGGCCGAGACGGGCGCGGTCGGTCGGGGTGAAACCGAGCTGGCCGAGAGAGTCGAGAAGCTGCTTCTCCAGTGACCGGAGCGCCTGACGCAGCCGCACATCCGTGGGGTCGGCGAGGACCGCCTTGCGGAGCTCGGCGCGCTCATCCAGCGCCTCACAGGTGAGCAGGAGAAGGTCGATGTCGGTCTGCGGCGACAGCCAGGTGTGAGCCAGCGACCAGGCGCGCTCCCACAGGCCCTTGCCGTCCTTGCGCAGCACTCGCGCCGGCTTCGGCGCCTCGCGCTGCCCGGGCAACGTCACCGGCGCGTCCTTGTCGTAGCCGACCCGATGCCCAGGGTTGCCGAGCGCGCGGGCGCGCTCCCTCGGCATCCTCGCCGGACCCCTCGTCTTCCCAGCCATCTCACCTCCCCTTACGGGTGATCCCATTACGGCGATCTTCGTCCGTCTTCACACGGTGGTGGTCTTCGCAGAGCGACCGCAAGTTCTTCATGTCAGTGTGCGAGCCGCCGCGGGCGCTGGGGACGATGGCGTCGACCTGAGATGCTGGGGCGTCGCAACCGTCCGGCCAGGTGCACCGATGCTTGTCGCGGTTGAGAACCCTCTTACGGATTCTCGACCATTCCCACCCTCTTGCCTCAGACTTCGAGCCCCGCCACGGCTCCCGACGTGGCTGGTGGTCGTCGCAATAGCTTGATCGACCATCGACGATCATGCCACATCGGGGGGTGAGGCAGTACCTACTCGACACGCCGACACCTCCATTCCTTGACAGTGTGTCAGATCGACCCCCCGATTTCGACGTTATGTAAGGCTCAGAACCTCAGAC